AGTCCTTCCCGGGCTACTCAGTCAGTGACACCGGACTCGTCCGGAACGACGACAACGACCGAATCATGACACTGATGGTGAATCAGTTCGGGATAGTGAACGTCGGGCTCACCAAGAACTACGTTCAGTACAAGCGCGCGGTCTCCATCCTGGTCGCGATCGCCTTCCTGCTCCCGCCCCCACAAGAGGCGTTCGACACCCCGATCAATCTCGACGGAGACCGGACCAACAACCGCGCTGACAATCTCATGTGGCGCCCACGGTGGTTCGCAAGTCAGTACTTCAAGCAGTTCAAGTCCGCTCCGATATCGCCCGCCTCTCCGCTCGAGGAGATAGACAGCGGTGAGAAGTTCGGAAGCCCCAGAGAAGCGGCGATCAGGTACGGTCTGAAAGAGATGGACATATGGCTCGCCGCTGCAACCCAGTCCGAAGTCTGGCCCACGTACCAGAGGTTCCGTGAGATCTGACGCCACAGATATTAACACGTGGCGCAAACGTGGCATATGATAGAAGGGGCGGAATAAGCCTTTGCTAGAGCGGGAATACCAAGCGAATCTCATCAAGAGGTTGCGCCGCAGATTCCCTGGATGCGTGATCCTCAAGAACGACTCGGGCTACCTCCAGGGAATTCCAGACCTATTGGTGCTCTACGGAGACCGATGGGCCATGCTAGAAGTCAAGGCGAATGCACGTACGCCTCACCAGCCTAACCAGGACTACTACGTCCGGATGCTGGACGAGATGTCGTTCGCAGCGTTCATTCACCCTTCCAACGAACAGGACGTTCTACGTGCTCTTCAACAAGCACTGGGATCTGGCGGGAACTCACGCTATGTTCAGCGCGAGTAACTACCACTGGATCAACTACTCGGACGACAAGATGGACCACGCGTTCCGTACAGCCATGGCGTCCGCTAAGGGTACTCGACTCCACGAACTCGCCAAGAAGGCCATCAGCGACGGGATCAGGCTGTCTGAGGACCCCGAGCACATGACTGAGCCCTACCAGGCAACGATGGCGCTCTACGTCAACGACGCCATCACGTTGGGCTTGACGGCTGAACAGATTCTGTTCTACTCGATCAACTTCTACGGAACTGCCGACGCTATCGGTTTCCGGGATCGCTTCCTTCGGATCCACGACCTGAAGACCGGCGTCGCTCGAACGTCTGAGAAGCAGCTCTACGTCTACGCGGCGTACTTCTGCCTCGAGTACGAGATGAACCCGTACGAGATCGAGACCGAGCTTCGGATCTACCAGAACGACGAGGTGCGTATCTACCGTGCCGACCCCGACCTCATCATGTACATCATGGAAAAGGTCACTGCTTTCAACGAGCGCATCGAAGCGCAGAAATCGCAAGCGTAACGAGGCGTATTAAGAAAGGCGGTGATTCCGTGGAGTTCAGCGAAGAGGACTATCTCGCTCACTACGGCATCCTTCGCAAGTCTGGCCGGTACCCTTACGGTTCGGGCATGACGAAGGACAAGATGAACCGCACATTCCTCGATGACGTCGAGGAGATGCGCAACAAGCACGGTATGAGCGAAGCAGAGATCGCTAAGGCGTTCGACATCACCACGACCAAGCTTCGCGACCTCAAGTCGATCGCCAGGCTTGAGGTGAAGCAGGCCAACATCAACATGGCCCTTCGCCTCAAGGACAAGGGTTACTCGAACGTGGGGATCGGCAAGCGCATGGGTGTGCCCGAAGCTACGGTTCGTTCGTGGCTCAAGCCTGGCGAGCTCGACAAGACCAAAGTAGTCGAGGCGACGACCGCGATCCTGAAGTCCCAGATCGCCGAGAAGAAACATCTTGACGTCGGCGCCGGTACTGAGTATCACCTCGGCATCACCCGAAAGAAGCTCGACACGGCCATCACTGCTTTGGAGCAGGAAGGCTACAAGATCCACTACGTCAAGGTGGACCAGCTCGGCACCAACCATCAGACCAACATCAAGGTTCTGTCGGCTCCAGGAACCGACTGGCCCGAGGTTCTTCGCAACCAGGACAACATCAAGACCGTTGCGGCCTACTCCGAAGACGGTGGAAGGTCGTACGACAAGATCCAGCCGCCTCTCTCCATCCCTTCCAGCCGAGTGGCTGTCCGGTATGCCGAAGAAGGCGGTAAGGACGCTGACGGGGTCATCTACGTCCGTCCTGGCGTCAAGGACGTGTCTCTTGGTGGCGCAAACTATGCCCAGGTTCGTGTCGCCGTTGACGGCACGCACTACCTCAAGGGCATGGCGATGTACAAGGACGATCTTCCTGCCGGCGTAGACCTCATGTTCAACACGAACAAGAACTACACGGGCAAGAAGACTGACGCCATGAAGCCGATGAAGAGCGACCCGGAGAATCCTTTCGGTTCGGTAGTTCGTCAGATCGGCGTTCCTGGTCCTGGCGGAACCAAGAAGATCACCTCGTCGATGAACATCGTCAACGAGGAAGGCGACTGGGAGAAGTGGGCGAACACCCTCTCGTCTCAGATGCTTTCGAAGCAGAGCCCAGCTCTCGCCAAGGAACAGCTGGGCATCGCCTACGATCGCAAGAAGAACGAACTCGACGGCATCATGGGTGTCACCAACCCCCTGCTCAAGAAGCGTCTGCTCGAGGCTTACGCGGATGACGCCGATTCGTCGGCCGTACATCTCAAGGCTGCAGCTCTTCCACGTCAGGGAACACACATCATTCTCCCGATCGAATCGATCAAAGAGACTGAGGTGTTCGCGCCCAACTTCCGTGATGGCGAACTGGTCGTACTCGTCCGTCACCCACATGCCGGCACGTTCGAGATCCCCGAGCTTAGGGTCAACAACCGTCACCCCGAAGCGAAGAAACTCCTTGATGGGGCCAAGGACGCCATCGGCATTCACCCCAAGGTTGCTGAGAAGCTGTCCGGTGCTGACTTCGACGGAGACACCGTTCTGGTCATTCCGAATGACAGCCGCAAGGTCAAGACTTCTCCGTCTTTGGAAGGTCTGAAAGACTTCGATCCTCAACGCCGTTACCCTGGCTACGAGGGCATGGTCCGGATGACGCCTGAGCAAAAGGGCATGGAGATGGGGAAGATTTCGAACCTCATCACTGACATGCAGTTTCATGGCGCCACGAACGACGAGATGGCACGTGCCGTTCGTCACTCCATGGTGGTGATCGACGCCGAGAAACACAACCTCGACTACAAGTCATCGGCTGTGGACAACGGCATCCTTCAGCTCAAGAAGAAGTACCAGAAGTCTGGAGGCGCGTCGACCGTAGTCTCTCAGGCTAAGTCTCCGGTTCGACCGTACGAGCGCAAGTTGCGTATCGACCCCGACACAGGCAAGAAGGTCTACGAGTACACCGGCGCAACGTACCAGAAGACCACCACCAGCAAGCGTACCGGTGTGGAGACCACTAAGGACATCCGCAAGCTTGACCGGTACCAGTCCACGAAGCTCGCCGAAACAGAGGACGCTCACACGCTGTCTTCTGGAACCCGTATCGAGAAGGTCTATGCAGACCACTCGAACAGGATGAAGGCTCTGGCCAACATGGCCAGGAAAGAAGCGCTTCAAACCAAGCCCGTTCCCTACTCTCCAGCAGCGAAAGCTCGCTATCACGAAGAAGTGCGCACGCTTGACGCCAAGCTGAATCTGGCCCTCAGAAACAGCCCCCTCGAACGGCAAGCGCATGTCATCGGCAATGCCATCGTTCGGCAGAAGCAAGACGCTAATCCGGGCATGGACAAAGCCGAACTCAAGAAGCTGAAGTCACAGGCACTGACAATAGCTCGTAACAGAGTCGGTGCTGAGAAGAAGCGCATTGAGATCACTGATGGTGAGTGGGAAGCCATTCAGGCCGGCGCAATCACATCCCACAAGCTGAACCAGATCCTGAGCAACACTGATCTGGACAAGGTGAAGGAACGCGCCACTCCCAAGACGCGTCTACTCATGAGCGAGGCCAAGAAGACCAAGGCTCTGGCCTTGCTTCGTAATGGCTACACCCGTGCTCAGGTAGCAGACGCACTAGGTGTATCGGTGTCCACACTCAAGCGTAGTCTTAGTGGTGGTGATGAGTGATGGATAGACACATGCTCAGCACCAAGGACAACCCATACAACTACTTCTCAGAGTTCGATCAGTGGTACGCATGGGATCAGAGAGCCGGCTACTGCACACTGGCCTACCTCGATCGAGTACTGAGGACATCTGATGAACTGTCAGAAGCAGATCAAAGTCTTGCTAGAGAGCAAGCAATCGATGACATCGTGAAAGAGAATGGTGATCTGTACATCAAGGTCGCAGTTCCCAAGTAGCTGGTGTCTGTTCGGTTAGTGAGGTTCGAGGTCGGTTGTGGTCTTTCTCAATCAGGTCATCAAGACTGGTCGAGAAGGTCTTCAACCGACCTCGAACCTTCCTTTCAGCTTTGTCAACTTAGGTTGACGTCTCAATGGGTCCTCCAGGAGTCCCGCAGACCGGGGGGAGGGTCTCGCAAAATTGGACCCCCCTCTGCATCGCCCGTCCACCAAAAATAGCCCCGGCGGGAATTTTCCCACAAACTTTTCAGTCTATCGGGATTGAATCGTAAGGAGTGAGCATGTCGTATGTGAGAACCCATGATGATCAACCCGTGCGCGGCGTGAAAACCTTCTACGATTATCCCGTCGGGCCGATCGACGACCCCTCATCGGATCGCCAGTTCGTCACCAAGAAGTACGTGGACGACAACGCCGGACCATTC